AAGAGAGGAAGGATCATCAACAACAGATGATATACTAGATTTTACAGAACGTAACCCTTTTGGAGAAGTGGATTTTTAGATGTTTGGAACATATTTTTACAATGAGAGTATGAGAAGAATGACCATAGGATTTGGTCAAATCTTTAATAACATACAAATCAAAAGACGAGATAGTAATGGTAATATTACTCAATCAATAGCTGTACCTTTAGCTTATGCACCTAAAGAAAAGTTTTTAGCAAGATTAGATGCGCAACCAAGTTTAGATAATAGAGAGTTTGCGATTACTTTACCTCGTATGAGTTTTGAGATTTCAGGTATATCATATGACTCTAGTAGAAAACTAACAAGAGTACAAAAATTTAAACACGTTAAGGCTGGAAAAGAGGGTAAGGTATTAAATTATAATTATACTCCTGTACCTTACAATATATCTTACAATCTATACTCTTTTACAGCGAGTGCTGAGGCAGGCCTACAAATCATAGAACAAATATTACCGTTTTTTCAACCTGACTTTACTGTGACTGTAAATGCGATACCAGAATTAAATATTAAAAGAGATATTCCAATAGTTTTAAATACTGTTAATTATGAAGACACTTATAATGGTGACTTCTCACAAAGAAGAGCCGTTATATATACACTAGGGTTTACTGCGAAAACTTATCTATTTGGCCCTGCGTCAACTCAAAAAGTTATTAAAGAAACTCAATCAGACGTATATACAGATACAAACACTACAAATAAAGCGAGAGAAGAACGAATAATTGTAGTTCCTAATCCTACATCAGCTGACGCAGATGATGATTTTGGGTTTACAACAACAATTACTAACTATACAGATGGTAAAAAATATAGTACAACTAGTGATTCAGATGAATAAATAGTATAAATAATAGTAAGAGATACCTATGGCATTAAGTAAAATTAAAACAAATTCAATTACAGACGTAAATGTTACAACTGGAAAGATAGCAGCTGACGCTATTACAGGCGCTAAATTAGCAGATGACGCTATAAATTCTGAACACATAACAGATGGTTCAGTTGATAACGCACATTTAGCAGGTTCAATAGCAAATGCTAAATTAGCAAATTCAAGTATTACAATTAATGGTTCAGCAGTATCTCTTGGAGGTTCAGTTAACGTTGCAGAAACTAAACCAACGGTAGCAAATGTTTCACAAACAATTCTTCCAGCTACAGCTACATCTATAAATATTACAGGTACAAATTTTACTGCAATACCTAAAGTTGAATTTGTTAATGCTAGCACTGGAGTTCACACTTCTCCAAATACTACTAGTACAACAAATGCTACAACATTAGCTGTAAATGTAACTTTAGCTTCTGGTAATTACTATGTTAGAGTAGAAAACCCAGACGGTAACGCTGCTAGGTCAACAAACAATATTATTACAGCATCTGCTGCACCTACATTTAGTACATCAGCAGGTTCACTTGGAAGTATTGCTGGAAATTTTTCTGGAACTGTAGCTACAGTTGCTGGAACTTCAGATAGTGCTATAACTTTTTCAGAAACAACAAACGTATTAACAAACGCATCACTAGCAAATTGTACTTTAAATGCTAGTACTGGTGCAATTACTACATCAGATTTTGGTGGTAGTTCTTCAAATGCAACTACTTACACATTTACTTTAAGAATCACAGACGCCGAAAGTCAAACTGTGGATAGAGAATTTACATTAACATCTACCTTCGGCGCAACAGGAGGAGCAACTTTCCCATAATGGCTAGCACATACTTATCACGGACACCAGGTAATAATTATTATCTTAAAGCAACTTTTTCTTTTTGGTTTAAAAGACATGGTTTAGGAGAAATGGGTTTGTTTGGAAGAAAAGGAAGTAATAATACTGTAAATCTTTCAACTTGCCATTTTGGTTCTACAGACGATTTACTTATTAACTTTAGAGATAGTGGTGGAACCTCTCAATATTATCAAATTACAAATAGAAAATTTAAAGATACTAGCGCATGGTATCATTTCCACTATATTATAGAAGGAGATAATAGTACGCAAGGAGATAGAAGTAGATTATATATTAATGGAGTAAGAGAAACTTCTTTTTCTTTAAATAACAATCCATCAAGTAATTCATATCAAATAGCAACATTTTTGTCTTCAGATGGTGCTTTTACAGTTGGTAGAGCATTAAGAAGTCAAACTGGTAATTTTGGAAATTTTGATGGTTCTATTTCTCACTTTCATTGTTCAACTGGTTATGCTTACGAACCAACTGTTTTTGGAGAAACGGATGCAACAACTGGAGAATGGAAAATTAAAACGGACCCTACATTTACTCCAGGCACAGATGGTTTTACAATTTTAAAAGATGGAATGACAATTACAGACCAATCAGCTAATTCTAATAATTTTTCTGTAACAGCTGGTACACTTATGAAATCAGAAGATAATCCAAGTAATGTTTTTGCTACATGGAATTACCATGATAATTACTGGTCAAATTTTAGTATTTTAAATGGAGGACTTGAAGTAAATACACCAAGCTCAAGTGATACTTCAGCACCTATAAAAGCTACATTGGGAGTAAATTCTGGTAAATGGTATTGGGAAGTTAAATGTGTAAGTATTAATACTGGTACTTGGACTTATAGTACAATAGGAATTACATCAAGGGATGTAAAAACAAATGCACAAGGAAATCATTTAGGTTCTTATACTGAAGACTATGTGTATTATTCATACAATGGTCATATATTAAATGCAGATTCTGGTAATACAGGAGATTCTTATGGAGCTACATATACTGCAGGAGATATAGTTGGTGTAGCTTTAGATTTAGATAACAATAAATTATATTTTTCTAAAAATGGTTCATGGCAAAACTCTGGTGACCCAACATCTGGCTCAACAGGAACTGGTGCTGTTTCAATAGTTGCACCAACAGTTGGTACTAATGCTACAGGAAATTATTTTCCTTCGGTTGGAGATTATCATTATTCGCCAAGATATAGATTTGCCGCAAATTTTGGTAATGGATATTTTCAAACAACAGCAGTATCTAGTGCAGGAACTAACGCAAGTGGTAATGGAGTATTTGAATATGACGTGCCTGCAGGATATACTGCGCTTTGCACGAAAGGATTAAACTCATAATGGCATACACAACAGTACCTAAATCTACAGATTATTTTGACACCACTATATACACAGGTAATGGTTCTTCACAAACTTTAACCATGGATAATCTTGGATTACTTTGGATGAAAAATAGAACTGAAACATCTAACCATAATTTATTTGATAGTGTCAGAGGTGGTCATTATACATCAGATCCAGGCCCAAATTTAAGACCAAATGATACTACTACAGGTCATGGCTCTGATATAACTTCTGCTTATGGTATAACTTTTGGCTCATCATCTTCAACTATTGGTTCTGATGGTGGTGGATATAACTATAATCAAAACTCAAAAAGTTATGTGGGTTGGCAATGGAGAGCAGGAAGTTCAGCTTCATCTAATACAGCTGGTACTATAAACACTACAGCTACTTCAGTAGATACAACAGCAGGATTTTCAATATCTACATACACAGGCACAGGAAGTAATGCAACAGTTGGCCATGGATTAGGTGTTGCTCCAAAATTCATAATGTTCAAAAGATTAGATAGTGCTGATGATTGGACAATTTATCATCATATGTTAGGTGCAACAAAAAAAATAGATTTAAACAATACTGGTGCAGCATCAACAGTTTCAAATGTATTCAATGATACAGCACCAACAACTACTGTAATGAGTGTTGGTACAAATGGTAGAACAAATGCAAGTGGTGGAAAATATGTGGCTTATGCTTTTGCAGAGAAACAAGGTTATAGCAAGTTTGGTACCTATACAGGTAGTGGTAATGATGATGGAGCATTTATTTGGACCGGCTTTGCTCCCAAATTAGTTATTTGTAAAAGATATAATAATACTGAACAATGGACAGTAACAGATAGTGTTAGAGATAATAATGTGTCTCCTAATTTCGCAAGACTAAATTCAGATACAACTAGTGCTGAATCTACAAATACTACTTGGGCAAGAATAGATAAATTTTCAAATGGTTTTAAAATGCGTGGTACTGATACAGTTTCTAATGGCTCTGGAGATACATATATCTACATGGCATTTGGTCAGTCCATCGTAGGTAGCAACAATGTACCTGCTACAGGGCAAAATTAAAAGAAAATTGAGATTTAATGTAATTTAAACTTTCATTTAACTTCAATAAATATAACATTATGAGTAAACTGGAAGATAAAGTAAATGAGATTTTAGGTATTGATACACCAGAACCTAGTAAACAAGTCGTAAAACAAGAAATCAAACCACCGGTTCCTCGTGTGGAAGATGCTAAAAAACCAGATGTAGATAACGACTATAAGTACAGCAGAGAAAATTATTACAATCTTATAGAAAGAGGCCAAGAAGCAATTGAAGGAATACTTGATATTGCGAGAGAAGGTCAACACCCTAGAGCTTATGAAGTCGCTGGTCAACTAATAGGACAAGTAGGACAAACAGTAGATAAACTACAAGACTTACAAAAAA